CGCAGAGACCATGCGAGAACTCGCATTAACCTCTCCAGATTCGGATTGTGGGGCAAAGAACTCCACGTCGTAGGAAACCCACAGCTTACCGATGGCGTCAGTATTATCCTGACCGTCAACGGCAAGATGAAGGCGACCTGCGTCGTAGGTCTTGTAGTCTGCAAAGGCAACAGGACCCGAACGAACGAACTTTCGGGGACCGATTGGGTGCATGGCACGGGGGTCAAGATGACACCTCATACCAGCCCAAGCAGAAGACTCAACAGCGTCCTTAAACGAGGTAGCCAGCAACTCTGTACTAGGTACAGCGTCGATGGAATCATAGTCCGGGGAGAGAATAACACTCCCCGTCTTGGTTGTCGCAGCCCTGGTGATGTATTCAAAGTCGAGAGAATGGAATCTATATTGATCCCACCCGGCAGCTTGAGTACTCAACCATGGAAAGGTTGCGGCCATACCTGGGTTTAACACGTAAGAAGCTTGAACAGTGTAGGAAGTAGCCCCTGAGACTGTTGACAATAACTCGCGATGACAGATCCGGAAACTTTTGGGTTCCCGGTGAACTTTTGGTTCACCTGTCTTCACGACCTTTGTCGAAGCCGCAGGAGCTTTAACTTCCTTGTTCACATTTTGGTTATTATTAGAAAGAGAGGACTTCATTTTCTGACCCTTCCTCTTCCCATTCGATTTTGGTGCACTCACTAACATTGGATCCTACGGTGAGGTCGCAGGACTGTACATCTATGGATAACCACTGAAGAAGTGGGAGCGCCGTGCAGTCTCTCGGCATTCTGGTTAGCACGGAATTATTGAGTAGCTATCGAGGAAGCTACACCGTTTTGGGCAATTATATCCATAAACCCAATGCTGGTAGTTTCAGTCGACCAGATACGACTGGTTCCGTCGCCAAGGGGTATGGCCAGCAAACAACACTATTGTTCGTTTGCTTTCACTCAATCCCTTAGCTAGAAAGCCTGGAGTTAATAAGCACCGAGGGACAAACCTAGGAAGGAACATCTAGGTTTGATCCTCAGAGGACGAAGAGGAGGTACCGGTACCCCTAAGCTGCAATAAGTCTCCACGGATCTATACTTCTCAAATGAACTTGGTGAGAGATAGACCCGCACCATCTTCCGTTTTCGACTAGGAATAGCCTCAAGAACGACTAGTCCCTCACTCTCCTCGAAATCCAAGGTTGACTCCACTTTCTTAGTCAAGACTAAGTAGTTAGAGAGAGGTTTTCTCAAACTTCTCCCTGACCACCGTCTCGAACCGACCGTTAGGTCGGAGGGATACATGGCTTTTAAAATAGACATGAATCTCTCTGAAAAGTGTTCAAACTTGGGTGACGCACAATTGACCCACGAAGGATCAATCAGTGTTTTCGAAGAGGGTAAAACGTAGAAGAAGGTTTGCCTGGCAAATTTCTTTTCGAAAGCCTGGTGGTTTCCTAGCAGCCAATTGGCCTTACCTGTCTCAATTAAAGAGAGCTCTGGATGGAGACTAAAAGCAGTCGCCACCTTCCTTTGAGTTCGTGAGTACCCTATCGGGCCCTCGGCGAATCTCGTAGGAATTCCAAAGCCTCCTAACTGAGCAGGGATAAACCAATTAGGTTTGAAACCATCAAAGAGATACTTTCTACTCTTCCATCTGTTCATGATGGAAGGTAAGATCGCAGATGTCCATGGCGCAAGTCTGAACATCTCCGACGCGTCACGAGCAATCCCAATTGGATTCGCGTCAGTATCCCCTCCTTTCAGAGAGGTACCTGAAACGAATTTCAAGTTGAGATAACCCCGACGTTTCATCACAGACTCATCTCTTGATCCACTCCTTTGAAAGATCTGGGAGTTGATCATACAGCAATCGCGAGAGAAGTAATTCTTTCCGATTGAGGGTTTTAACCCTGCCTGAGTTGAGGTCTGGAGAAAGATCTCATATAACCGACGATCTGCTTTAAACAGCATATCGTCGCCGTTGACTTTCACAAGCCAACGGTTTCGTAAAAAGAAAGCCTTCCTATCCTTATTCAAAGGAAACTTCTCCTTAGCGTATCTGGATAAAGAACACCA